CTTCTCGCATCTTTGAAAACACTAACCCTACATTGTTTGATATTAAATAGTTATATATATTATAACTTGAGCCCTTGAAGGCTCAAGTATATATACTATTAGTACGACACGCAAGCACTTCAATGTGCTTGGCGTGTTGCAATGTATTCTGTAGAATACAAGTACCTAGGAGGTATAAGTTATGAGTATTAAAATTAACGGTTATGAGTTACCGTCACATGTAAGTTACTCTGCGTTCACGACATGGCTAGATTGTGGATTCAAGTATTACCTGTCTCGGATTGAGAAGCAAAGTGGTACAGCGTCATGGTGGTTAGTCGGTGGGTCTTCGCTACACGAAGCCTCTGAAGTCTTCGACCATGCTTACTTTAAGCAGGAGGGCAAATGACAGACGTAAATGATGTAATCGACCCATTATCCAAGGATTTCCTTGATGGTGTGTGGGAAAACACTTGGGAACGCCTAAAAGAGGCTCAGCGTGCTTCTACGGGGCAGGAAGAGGCACTCTGGAGGGCTGCTGGCAGGGCTACCAAGGCTAATCCTGACAAGGAGAACGGCGTATGGTGGCATAGCGCAGGTCGTGAGATGCTAGACAAGTGGGTCGCATGGCGGACCGGCTCTCATGGTTGGAAGATTTGGGATAACGATGGTATCCCTGCAATCGAACTAGGATTGAATCCAGTTCTTGGCGGTGTGACAGTCCAAATGCACATTGACCGAGTGATGGTTACTCCAGATGGTGAACTGGTAATCCTTGACCTAAAGACGGGACAACGAACCCCGTCATCAGACTTACAGTTAGCGTTCTATGCTGCTGGCCTAGAGAAGATGTTAGGTATCAGACCAAAGTATGGAACGTATTGGATGGCGCGTGAGGGTACTACCTCACCGCTAGTAGAATTAGATTTCTACAAGACAGAAATGATTGAGGAAATGGTAGCCGAGTTCGACAAGGCACGTCAGGCGCACCTGTTCATACCTAACCTCAATAACTGTAAGATGTGTGACTTAACGGATAAATGCAAATGGTACAACAAGAAGGAAGGCTAGATTATGGCAGAGAAAAATTACGTGTTGAACGTAAAGACAAAGAACAATACTATCTTCACTGTACGTGCGGATACTGCAAGCGAGTTGAAAGAGAACATCACAGATGTAATCACGAATTCTCTGGAGGACCATGTCCTTGCGTTAGAAGAATTGCTACTGGGAGTGGCTCCGACACAAACTCCTAGCGCAGTTGATGTGGTTGCAGAGGCACTTGGCGGTACAGTGGTTAGTGAGACACCGATACCAGCATTCGCACCAGTTCCACCACCGCCAGCACAGTCAACCGCATCTCAGGTAGGCGCACGTATGTGCCAGCATGGTGCAATGGTTGGTCGCAAGGGCAACGGTGCTAAGGGTGAATGGAAGGGCTTGTTCTGTCCAACACCAAAGGGTACTGCTGGTCAGTGTGACCCTGTCTGGTTGAATCGCTCTATGCCTGAGTGGTCAACTATCTAAATTTCTAGGGCAACCTAGAATCATTCCGAGGGGAAGCGGGATGGTGGCGTTACCGTAGGGATACCAATGCAAAGCGCGGAGGTATAGGAATGTCGGGATACATTCTGGTGGTGCAACTCCACAACGTCACACTAAACTTAACTACTACAAGGAGGTAAGATGAAAACATTAACGCGCTCAGTAGGGCGACCTGAGATTGGTGGCGAACCATTGCCATTCGTATTCAGGACATTTGACGGCAATCAGATTGCGGTACGACGTTCAGAAGTATCTATGATTGCTGGTGAGCCTGGGGCTGGTAAGTCCACCCTAGCCCTTGCTATGGCTCTGAGAATGAACGTACCTACCTTGTATCTGTCAGCAGATACTAATGCTCATACCATGGCAATGCGCCTGTACTCCATGATTACTGGTGAGTCACAGCAGAATGCTGAGATTGCCATTGAGCGTGACCCAGAAGCCGCTAGAGATAAACTGGCATTAGCCAGTCACATCTACTGGTCATTCGATTCATCACCTAACCTTGGTGACTTGGATGATGAGTGCATGGCCATAGAGGAACTACTAGGCAAGCCACCAGAACTAATCGTAGTAGATAACCTCATGGACGTGGCCATGGATGGTGGAGAAGAATTCTCTGGTATGCGTGGGGCTATGAAGGAACTCAAGTTCCTAGCGCGAGACACTAACGCTGCCGTACTTGTATTGCACCACACTAGTGAGTCGTATAAGTCCGAGCCAACACCCCCACGTGCTGCTCTACAGGGCAAGGTAGCCCAGTTACCTGCACTGATTCTCACGGTAGGTCAGCAGGCTGGACTCATGGCTGTGTCCTCAGTTAAGAACCGTTATGGTAAGGCTGACCCATCCGGTAGCAGTCCGGTATGGCTACAGTTCAATCCTGAGTACATGTACTTGGCTGACTTAGAGGAGACACGTTAGTGGAATGGTTAATAGTTATTGGACTAACTGGAATCCTATGGTTCCTACTAAAAGTAAATGGAGATAAATAGTGGGACTTACGATAGCATTAATCCTAATGTTCTCCATGGCAACATTTATTATCATAAGTTCTAGGGAGTGGTAATGTTTAACATGCACATATGTTATGCATGTGACTCAGCATTCGAAGAACTACTGGACCTACTAGCACACATTAAGGAGAGACATGACACACGCGATAAGAGACATGGAAACACATCTTCGTAACACATGGCAGTGGGATTCTTGGGGGTTTACTTCCGAGTGGGATAACTGCACACTATCGGACATGGATGGATTTGTACCATTCTTTTCCGAGCGCAAGGGTAAGTTCCTTGTGGTAGAGATGAAGCATTGGAACGGTACAGGTGACTGTCCAGCAATCAACTACTACTCAGGACAGATACGTGCCTTGATGGCACTATCGGAGCAGGATAACTTCACGGTTGTCATTGGCTTTGGTGATACTTCGACACGGGAAGTTCATGAGTACAAGGTGTTTGACAAGGGTGGCGTGGTTACGGCAGAATATCCTTTTAAGGATTTCTTAACCAACTGGTATAAGGCTGTGAGTAAGTGAGTAAATCTAAGCAAAAAGGTACTGCTGCTGAGACAGCCGTAGTTAATTGGTTACAGAGTAAAGGACGTAAACATGTCGAACGAAGAGCATTATCTGGACTACTTGACCGCGGTGATATTGCCGGTATACCTGCCGTTGTTATCGAGGTAAAGAATCACGCAAGAATGACACTCTCTGAGTGGCTAAAGGAACTGGAGGTGGAGATGCACAACGACAAAGCCGAGACTGGCGCAGTCATACATAAGAAGTCAGGTACGCAAGATGTTGGTAAGTGGTACGCCACCATGCCGGTTAGTGTCTGGTTTAAGTTACTGGAGGAAGCAGGTTACTGATGGAGAAGCATAGTATTGCAACCGTACTAGAACATTATGGATGCAAGACTATACCTGAGCGTAGCGGATGGCAGAAAATTAAATGCCCATTCCACGACGATGGACATGCGTCAGCAACCGTAAACATAGAAGCACAAGCATTCAATTGCTTTGGATGTGGAATAAAAGGCGACACGTACAGTGTCATAATGCAACAGGAAGGAGTTGATTTCCGTGAGGCTTACACACTCGCAGAGGGAATTACTGGAGAAAGCGGTAACACACTATCAAAAGTCAATACATCTCGCAGAGGCGTATCTGGAGGGACGGGGATTATCGCTAAACGACGCGGCTACAGTCCGCCTAGGTCTCGTAGAGGAGCCACTAACAGGGCATGAACAGTTTCGTGGTCGGTTAGCAATTCCTTACATCACACCTAGTGGTGTAGTTGATATCCGCTTCAGAGCAATCGGACCTCAAGAACCAAAGTACATGGGCATGCCTGGTGTACAGACAAGACTATACAACGTCAATGCTCTGCTCACAGCAGAGAACTACATTGCAGTAACAGAAGGAGAGATAGATGCAATCACACTCAACTACAAATGCGGTATCCCGGCTATCGGGGTTCCTGGGGCTAACTCGTGGAAACGTCACTACTCGAGGCTCCTACAGGACTTCGAGACTGTTTTCATCTTTGCGGACGGCGACCAACCGGGTTCTGACTTTGCCAAAAAGATTGCTCAAGAAGTTCAAGGCGTAACAATAGTACACATGCCAGAGGGGCATGATGTTAATTCAATGTATCTACAGTCCGGACCCCAGTGGTTCGCTGATAAGATTAAGGGGTAAAGGTGGGTAAGTATAAAGATGAGTGGTTCGACGAATTCTACGGGGAGTACCCAGAATACGACAAACCAAGATGGCACACAGACGGAGACTTTACAGATAGCGGTAAGGTTACTTTCCGACATTGGGATGAAGCCACAGTCGATGATGTGGTTGCCGGATGGGACCCTTCAGATTTCGATTTTGATACCCCCACCGAGGTAGAGGTCAAGAAGGCTGGCTTCGTGCCAGACGTGTGGGATATTCAAGATGAGTTATTTGAATTACTTATACGCAAGCACAATGACTATGGACCTAAGAACATTAGCGAGTCACCTGGTGGCCCACTCAATGGACTTAGCGTTAGACTGTACGACAAAGTAGCAAGACTAGAGAACCTCATCAGCAACAATAAGAAACCTGAGAACGAGTCACTTCGAGACACATTCTTGGACATCGCCAACTATGCAATAATCGGATTGCTAGTTATTGACGGGAAATGGGACAAGTAATGAAAACAATCGTAGTGCTATCAGACATGCAGGTGCCTTATCACGACCCACGCGCAGTAAAGGCTGTTATGAATTTCGTAGCAGACTATCAACCAGATGAGTTGTTCTGTGTGGGTGACGAGGCAGACAGCCCAGAACCATCACGCTGGAACAAAGGCATGGCTGGTGAGTTCGAAGGAACTCTACAAAAGGGACTAGATAAAACCACTGACATTATGGTCGGCTTTAAGGAAGCCTTGGGCGATAAGCCATTCCATACAATGAGGAGTAACCATGGAGACAGAGTTGAAAACTATGTCAAAAGATACGCACCAGCACTTGCATCGTTACGCGACCTTGAGTATTCCAAGTTACTTAGGTACAATGAAAACGAAATTACGTATCACGATAGATTTTATCAATTCACCCCAGGGTGGGTTCTCGCTCATGGAGATGAGGGTCGTGCCAACAAGCAACCTGGTGGGACTGCTCTTACCCTTGCTAAACAAATTGGGTCTTCGGTTATCTGCGGTCACACGCACAAACAGGGTATTCAACATGAACACACCGGCTTCGGTGGTCAGATTAGACACAAGTTATATGGGGTGGAAGTTGGCCATCTCATGGACCTTAAACAAGCGCACTATCTCGGACAGACTGGTGCTAACTGGCAACAAGGATTCACTATACTCTATACGCGTAGGGGAAATGTGACACCTGTTAACATTCCGATTAATGGTCGGTCATTCGTAGTTGAGGGAGAGGTTTATGAGTTCTAATGGAATCTTTCACTTCGACGAAGCAGCAGTACGAGACTATGAATCAATGGTACGTCAAGTATCTTCGGAGTATAGTAAAAAATATAGAATGGTTAACAAGGAAGACATAGCACAAGAGTTGTGGATGTGGTTCGCTACTCATCAACGCAAGATGTCTGAATGGTTAAGTGAAGAAGAAGCAGACCGGACTAAACTTATAGCCAAGTCTTTACGAAATGCTGCTTACGACTTCTGTCTTAAGGAGAAGGCTCAAGCCGAGGGTTACAACCCTGATGATGTCTTCTTCTATAAGAAGGAGTTCATCAAGATGATGCTACCGGCTGTCATTGCTGACGACTGGGCTCGCATCGAAAACTCTCTAAGTCTAGGTGGTAAAGCCCCTAAGGCTGTAGCAGAGTCCAATGACTGGATGGCTTATAGTGCTGACATTAAGTTAGCGTTATCCAAATTGGAAGACAAAGACCGTATACTTGTAGAAGAGTTCTACGGTCACGACATGGATGGTACTACGCTTCATGAGCAAATCCTTCCAGAGAAGTCTACGGCTCGTGCTGCCATGATGCAGGCGAATCGTGCACTGAATAAAATGGTTAGAACCCTTGGAGGGTTCCCACCTTTCTCGGAACCTAAAGAAGAGCAAGAAGAAACTAACTAGGAGGAAAACATGGCACGTGTCACAAAGAAAAGTCTAGAAAAAGAAAACGAAGGTCTGGTAACTATCATCCAGATGCAGAGCGTATTAATTAACGAGGCAGTAATGATTGCCAAGGAATTAAATGACGAACTGACTAAGGTTGAAAAGAAACTAAAGAAGTACAAAGACCTAGATAATGACATCAAGGACTTTAATAAGACCATAAGAGGCAAGCGACCACAAGAACCACGCTGGCAGTAGACGGTATGGAACTTACACATCCACCACCACTATTCAATCCAGAAGAAGAATTAAAAAAAATAAAAAAAGATAAATAAAAAAAGACCCCCCAAGAGGCAGAGGAACCTCGAGGGGGGTTTTTAGTATCCTTAGATAGGATTGGCCTTAATCTGACGACCATCTAGCACTACGGGGCTAGCACCATCATGGTCAATGTAAAGGCCCACTGGCATCTTACCGCCAGAGATAAAGGAGTGAGCAAGAGTTACCCACACTGTCTTACCTGCCATGCCAGGATGTACTGGGTATGAGAAATGACCAGTGTAATCAGCCTGTGCTGTACCAGGGTAGCGACAAAAACGGAAACGAATAACATTAGGTAAACCGGAAGCGGGTAGTTCTACCTGTACCGTTGTTTCCCATAGGTTTCTGCGACTTCTTACGGAGCCCTTCCAGCCAGTCTTACCGTTAATACGAACGGCAGTTACCTTGCCAGAAGGAATGCTTTGCTTATCTTTGTTTGATACTACTTTATCAATCATGCTTTAAGCCATTTATCTGGATTAACATGCTTGTTTGAGTTCCAGTGCCTTGTTGACATAATCTGGAAGTGAAGGTGTGGAGCAGTTGAGTTACCGGTACTACCGGACCAACCTAACAACTGTCCCTTCTTAACCTTTTGACCAGATGCTACCTTGACCTTGGATAAGTGTGCGTAGCCAGCCCATAGACCGGCAGAGCCATCCTTAAACTTATTGTTATCCACAATTACATGAATACCAAAAGAACGGCCCCAACCCTTCATAAACTTATGTGGTCCTGAGTGTACAACTACGCCATCTACTGCTGCATATACTGGAGTTCCTTCTGATGCTTTACCATCAATACCTTTATGGAATCCACCATCTTTATACTTAGCGCCATACTTAAATGTAGTCTTCCATGCTTTAAGTGGGTACATTATTCGCTCTCTGTGCTTCCGTAGCGCAAGTCCATGTTGTTTAGGTAGTTGATTGCTACCGGTAGTGCTGCACCAAGTGCAACAATTACTACAGGTGCTAGGTCAAATGAAGACACATTATCTAAAACCCACACAAGACTAGCGCCTAGTCCTGCCTTGAACATTCCACCAAGTGGACTATCTGCTAACCAGATGCCAAAGTCTTTAATCTTACTCATTATATCTTCCTCACTGTTACTGTTAAAATACCACCAAATCCAGAGGATTCCCTGTCGGGTGATGTTTCATTTGCGAACTCTACTTGCTCAATTACTCCAATAAAAGTTTCGTTGATTCTGTAGTCTGTTATTCTTACGAACTTTCCAGTCTCTTCTAGTTGTTCTAGTTTCTGCAACATAGTTAGGGCTCTGGTGTCATATCCAAAACTAACGTTATACCTATCGCTTTCGAAGTCAAAGCAAGATAAAGGTATTTGAATTAGTCTCTGACGGCGAACTGCCGGAATAGCCTTGACTTGCCAAGCCCTGAGGATTGGTAGATTAGAATCTGCACTTGAATTATTGAATGTAAACTTAAATGACATTCTCTCTTGAGACTTAGTTGGAACTTCAATTAAGTTCTCAATATTAGATAAGCCAGTAGTAACATTAGCCAGATTGGTTTCGTTACCAGACTCATCTATTACGTTGATTGTAATTGAATCATTGATTCCAGTCTCGCACTTGACGTTAACAAACCTAAAGAACTTTGGTTCAATTGTTCCAAATCGAATCTTGCCCGTAGTCATCCATGAGTTGGTTCTGTATGAATTTACTGACTCAACAAGTAACTCACCTTTAGCAAAGTCTTCAGTCTCCTGCACGACCATAACCAGTCTATTATCAACTAATAGAACATCTGTAGCCTCTGAGTTGTCACTGTGAGGTGATACCGAACTCTGGTACTCTAGGTCATATGCATAGGCAAAAGTTCCGTCCCCAAAGTCTTGAGATAAATCAACGCGAACTAAGCATGCGTTAGTCTTATCGTTATCACCAATAACTCTAGTTGATGCAAATACGAATCTATCGTTGGCGACCAGACCAGTTATAGGGTAATCAGAGTCAAACAGAACTGGACCGTATGCTACGTCTCCATTGACACCAGTCTGAGCAATACGAATACCCTTATTGGTTCCAATAATTAAGAATCCTAGGTAGTATTCAATACAGTTAATTATTTCACCTAGTGGCATCTGAGCCGACACAAACGCTCCGGGAAGGTTTGGAAGGGATGTTAGGCTTTGACCTGAGTCGCTACCTGCGCCATCAAATGCTATGGACCATATTTCACTTCGGTTACCTGAGTAACCTGAAGCGTATAGATGAGTGGTTCCAGCAGCAAGGTCGTTCCATTTCCAACTTGAGTTAGAGTGAACCTTTAGATTAACTCCAGAAGGAAAAGCAGTTCCTCCATTGTTGTGATGGTCGCTCGAGGTAATGTTAGTGTCTGCACGATAAAGACTTCTACCGGTAGCACCAAATAGATATCCTTTTGCGTACTTAACGAAAGCGGAAGGGTCACTATTAGTATTACCATAAAGAACTATGTCGTTGGTTGTTCCATTGACATTTCCCTTGTGTAATCCATCCGAGCATAATGCGTAATAATGAGTTCCGTCTGTGGTTACACTGTAAAATGGATGAACAATTCCAGAGTTATGCCCAGAGTTTAATGTGTATTGACTTATGTATGTTGAACTACCGGTGATGTCATTGTCACCGTCTAGTGTAATCTTTTTTAACTCACCAAGAGCATTTCCCATAATTATGGCATCTCTAGTAGGTCCAAGGGCAACAGTGGCACATAATTTATCAGCAGTTGAAACACCAGTAAAAGCGTGAACAACTTCCTTTAGTGGCTTTGCCTCTCCCTCTTCCCATACATCTAATCCACGAGATTCGTCAAAGCGATGACTGGTATGCTCTTTGTCTGTTCCAGGTTCGTAAAATCCAATTCCAGCGCCATTGTGAAATGATGACTGAGACCTTAGCCACCAACCAGTAAGGGACTGCTCACCAGGGTCTTGGCTATTGTCAAACTGTTCTTTACGGTACTGTGCGGTTTGTCTTATGTATTGATTTTGATTTCCAACCTTAGCGATAAAAGGCAAGTTATCAATTACAATATCGTAAGCAATATCAGTTAACTCAAAGGTTTGTTTTTCTTTTAGTACAGATAGGTCATATGGCAGGTCTTCTGAAATATCATAGTTAGTTGTCATTAAATTCCATGCTTCCATTTAGCGTCTTCGGTTGCACCAACACCATTGTACATACGCGCTTGAGAGTCAAGCCATGTACTTCCATTCCATACTTTAGGAAGTGTAGTTACCCAAGTTGTACCGTTCCATACTTTTGCCACACCACCAAGAGTCTTAGCGGTCAAAGATGCGGCAGCACCTTCTCCTGCATCATTTCTGGCGGTAACAGTATAGGAGTAATCGGTATAAGGGGCTAGTCCAGTATGCGTGTACGAAGTTGCCCCAGTATTTTGAAGCACCGTACTTCCAGTGCGCAATACGTAGCCGTCTACACTTTCTCCACCATTGCTAGATGGTGCCCCCCAAGATAAAGTTAATTGTCCAAAGGTTGAGGAGTTAGCACTAAAAGATGTTGGTGCGCTAGGTACTGTGCGTGGTGTGCTGGTTGTACTAGTGTAAGAGCCAGCCTGACCGTAAGCATTAACCGCACGAACGTATACAGTTAAAGCACTTCCATTAGTTCCACCAACATTAAATGGGTTCGATGGAGTTGTATACCAGTTAACTAAGTCGGTTGAGTATTGGTAATAAGAAACTCCACCAGTACCTCCATCACCTGGTGCTCCGTAAGTTACGGTAATTCCACCATTGTAGGGAGAGGAGGAGGCACTAGGTGCGCTAGGTGGTGAGGGACTAGGAACCGTTGGAGTTGTGGATGCTATAGAAACCGATGGAGATATACTGTTATATGTACCTTCAACCGTAGCACCAAAAGTTACTGACCCAGGATTTGCACCGTAAGTGTATAAATAAGTTCTTGTTCCGCGTTTAGTGGGACTTCCACCTTGAGTGTTGTTGTAACTAAAATTAGAACCAAGATTATTGCTAATATTAATTGATTGATTATCATTGTAGGTATACTGATTTTCTGTCCATACTTCTACAGTAGCAGTTGTAGTAGTAGAACCATAGGTAACACCAGACCAAGATATGTCCAGACCCACACGCATACCATTGCCGCCACCGTATTTCCAGGAGCCCCACTGAATAGCCATATTATAGTCCTGTTACTTGAAACCAGATGTCTCCAACTGCAGGTGAAGTAGGAGCAACAGCCTGAACTGAAAGTTTTCTACCAACACTTGCACTAACAATTGTTGCCAATTTAGAAGTGTCTGTAATTCCATGAATAGAAGTAGTGTCTGCTTCATGTGAACTCAAGGCATTGGCTGCGTTTACTGATACAGTATTTGAGGCAGTTGTTGCAGCATTGTCGGCATATGCCTTAGTTGATAGTAAAGATGTGTCCGGTATACCGTGAACACTAAAGTTAGAATCTATATGGTCACGTGACTCCTGAAGGTCACGTCCAGTAATCATATGTCTAAGTTCAACGCCATCGTTATGCGGTACTGCAGTAGTGCCATCTTCCCCGCGCTGAACAGTTAACTGAATTCCATCGATAGATATTACAGTTATAATTTCTTCTTTACCATCAACGTCTGGTTCAATAACCATAGTAAATGGAACAGGCGGCAAAGATTCTACATCATCAATGTTAAATTCATCTTCGCTACTAGTTATTCCACCAGATACGTTTAGGAACTTTACTGGAACGCTAGAGCGGTAATTTCGAATACTAGAAGTCATTATTCCTCTTAGTTAGTGTAGTGTACGCGGACAGGGAAGCGGTCAGATAGTTTGCGAGACTCATCTGCTAGACGCTGTTGGTATAGAGCAAGTAGGTACTTTGCTGTGTTGGTTCCTGTACCATAGGAACGACCAACAACGTTTGACTGGGAATCAGATTCTGCTGAAGCAAAGGTCAGGCGACCTGGGTCAACGAATGATGCCAATCGGTATGCAGCACCAAGAACAATTACATCTTTTGCTGATGGTGGTAAACCAGTAGTATTCTCAAAGTCATCATAGTCAGCATTAAGTAGGTCTGGCTGCATAGTGTAAGTAACCTGAACAGTACGACCTGGTTCAACAGGTCCCAGAAGGGTGATGCTGTTGGTTGAGTTAAATGACGATACGTTAGCCATGCCATCCATGCGCCATGCACGAATAGGTAACCACTGCTTTGAAGGGCCTATGGTCTCGTAGGATACCGCTAGGACGGTCTCAGCGCCACTAGGAAGGGCGTAGGAGGCCTGGGCTGGCTTGTACTGGAACGTGGCAGTAGAGATACCGTACAGGTCTGGATAGACACTATTGATGGTATCGTTGATTGCTCGCTTGATACTAATCTTGGGGAAGGTTGGAGAGATGGCTACACGCTTACCAACACCGTGGTTAGATGATGTGGTGCCAGAGTATCCACGACCGTAGGGTGGTACGGTAAGTGTCTTGGCTGTACGGTCAAATGACTCTACATACATTAACTCATCATCAATTTCAATAATACCAGAACTGATGTTGCTTGCATTAGCAACAGGTATGGTAGTATCGTTGGATGTAATTGGTGCAGTCAAGTGTGTCTGACGGTCCTGACGAAGAGTGTAGCCTGAGAGGCTTAAGGAAACCTCATCAACTAACTGACTAAAAGTTGTCATTACTTCTTCTTCCTATTCTTATTCCCCTTGGCAATGTTCTTACTTGCGCTCATTGCGCGAAGATTAGACTTACTACCATTTTTATGGTTATTGTCTTTATGGTCAACGTGAGTCTTCTTGGACAGAGACTTCCCTGTTGCCTTCTTGTACTCTAGGCGAGCAGCATTAGTAGAGGTAGTCTTGCCATCTTTTTTAATGACATAGATTTTACGGCCACCGTTTTGCTTGCTACCCTTGTAGGGACCGTATACTTTTTTTGCTGCCATTACCATTTAACCTTGTCTGCCCAGTACGCTGCACTTAATTTACCTTTAGATATATTGCTAGCATGACGCGCCTTGAATGACCGTCTACGTGCAGCATAGGCTGCTGACTCCCCTTTTTTCTTAGGGGAGCCAGACACACCTTGCTGACCAAAGCGAATAGTCTTAACTTGCGAACCCTGCTTTGCCACAACTACGTGTGACTTTGTAGGATGACTAGGTGTACGCTTTGGCTTGTTGTAGCCAGAAACACCGGCACGTGCTAAACGTGGGTCCTTCTTTGCTGGCATGACTTAGTAAACACCCTCACCAAATCGTTGCTCTTCTTTAACTTTTTTCCAGTTGTTTTTCATGCCGGAATCAACTCGGTACTGACGACCTAGTTCTTTGTAAAGTAGACGCTCACCAGGGCTGATGCCCTTCTTGGTAGCGCGATGTTCAACTTTTTTCTTAGCCATGATTAACCGCCTGCACGCATTGTGAACTTCTTGGAACGTGGCTTTGCGCCAGGTCCGCCTGAAGGCTTAGGGCTGTTAACGGTCTTACGACCTTCACGCTGGTTAGGAGTCTGTCCCTTTGATGGACGTGGCTTAGAACCTGGACCACCGGCTGGAGCCTTAGGTCGAACGCTCTTGGCACCTGGACCACCGGATGGCTTTGGACTACCTGCTAGGGTCTTGCGACCTTCACGGTTGTTAGGTGTCATCTTGTTCTTGTTGGCATCTGCCTTAGCCTTCTTACCAGCAGCAATCTGTGCAGGAGTTGGCTTAGGGTTTCCACGTTCAATTGCAGGCTTCTTTGAAGGCTGAGTAACTGGACCGGTTTGCTTTGTAGTTGGTGGCTTGCTAGGTGTGTTTGCAACAGCACCCTTGCCATAGAAACGACGAACCGCTTCTTTAAGTTCTGCAGATGCACCAGGCTTGTTAGCAGCAGCAATGTTGCTAGCCTTTGTTCCCTGCTTTAGTTTTGCAACAGTAGCCGAAGAAACCTTAACTCCGTAGTTGCTGTTGCTGTCTTTCCATTTTTGCGAAGAAGCCTTAGGCTTGATTCCGGCCATTATTTTTTCTCATCTCTTGTCATAGTAGCGGCACCGTAGTGTACCATTTGTCCGCGACGTGCACCCTTGCGAACTAACTTACCCTTTGCAACTTTCTTCTTTAGTGTTGAACGGGCTTGGGAAGCAGCCTTACCAGATACTTTCATTGCATCGTAAGATGCACCCATACCCTTGGCAGCCTTGCCACCTGCTTCAGCCTTCTTTGCCTTGTATGCTGCCGTAGCAGCCTTTGAGGTCTTGGTTGCAGCAGCAGCGGTCTTAGCAGCAGGAGTAACGGCAACAAAAACATTACCTGCACCCTTAACTGCTTTGTATCCAGCCTTAGGAGCCTTAGCAACAGCCTTAACTCCCTTAACAGTTCCCTTTACAGGAGAACCAGTGACGGCAGTCTTTACAACTTTCTTTGCTGTGCCAGTTGCACCCTTAGCGGTTGACTTAGCAGCGGTCTTACCTGCCTGCTTTGCGCCAGCCTTAGCACCCTGCTGAACTGCAACTTTACCAGCAACTGCAGCGCTCTTAGCACCCAATAGGGCAGCACCAGTAGCACCACCAGTAAAGAACGAACCAACTACGCTAGCAGCGGTAAGTCCAAGTTCTGCTTGTCCAGTTAGACCGGACTTAATAGCACCCTTGACGTTTCCTTGCTTTGCATACTTAACTGAGCGCTTGAAGTCATCAACACCAAGAAGTTCATTCTGCACAAAGGTTCCAACATTCTTACCAACAGAACCCATGGTTGGGCCCTTGGCCTTAGGGGCTTTGTAACCCGAAACTCCAGCGCCCTTGTAACCGGCACCAGGGTTGTTGGTTGTCTTGTTAGGAACGTTATATGAGTTAGATGGATAGGACTTAAAATCCTTTGCAACACCATCACCTAGGGCAGCACCTACACGGTTCTTGCCATAGAAGCGGTTCATTGCTTCACGCTGTTCAGCGGTTGCACCACTCTTAAACTTTGCTACGTTACCTTCAAAGGTCTTTCCTTCACGCAAACCCTGAATGGTTGCTTCAGAAACCTTAATTGAAGTGTTATAATTCTTTTTCTTCCAATCCTTAGCGACCACGGCTAGAACCTCTCGTGCTCTTAGTCTTAGGAGCGACTCTGCTCTTCATTGACTTACTCATTGACTTACCCTTGCCGAAGCCTGGTTCGCCCTTCTTCTTTCCACATCCACATGCTTTACACATATTTCCACCCTTATAATTTACTGCCATATGCATGGCCAGTTGTATTGCTGATTTCTACTGCCTTTTGAATATCAGCCATCTTGGTACTGTCCGGCTGGATTCCTTGTGCTCGGGCTGACTTGTAAGCATCAAGTTCGCCTTGCCAAGATTTACGTGTCCAACCATTTTCGGTTAGACCACTATTAGCGTCCCCAACGCTAAGTTGAACATTAGAGACTTTACACATAAAGCAACCGTCAACATAAGTTGGGTGTACTTCCCTCTGGTGTATACTCATATTTATTAATTCGTCCTTAAACTACTCTTGTTAATTGCTACTGATTTACAACAATCTGCGTATGATTCACAGTCCTGCGTTGGGCATCCTGTTCTACAAGCCATTATCAAATTCCTCTGCGGTATTGCCTTGCTCTACCCATACTAAATAAATTTGATAATCAACATTTCCTTCATCAAAAGGTATCAATGCGCCTTCACTTGTTCTAATGCAAGTGTTGTTACCATCATGGTCTTTCATAATAAAATACATCTATAACTCCGCACTTGCCGTGTAGTAACACTCGCCATTGCGAGTAGTTGCAGTTGGATAAACTGCCCAATATTTTACATCTGCTCGGTAGCCAACTGTTGCTGTTACACCACCGCCATCAGGGTCAAAGTATCCTGGAGTTCCACCACTATTGTAAATAACCATTGTTGGAGATACCCGCATAGTTGTTGGGTGGGTCATGTTATTAGACCAATAAGTATATTCTTTTGCAGTGGTAAGACGAACCATATTTCCGTTTCCAGCACGAAGTTGATGGTAATACCTTTGACACAGCGCTAGTTCTGTACCAATAGGACGGCGTTCAAATGCGCTAGCAACGCTACCTGCTTCTAGTTGTACATTCTGTAATGTTCTAGTTCCACCGCTAGCGGTAAACTCAACTTCTACGTTTGCAGTTCCGTCAATAGTTACAAGGATTGGAGATGCAGCATAGGAAGGCGGTGTTGCTCCAGTGTTGTACACACGACCAGTAGCAGTACCAGTCCAGGATAGAACGTAAGTTCCTGCTGGCATGTTCTCTCGTTCAATGATTTGTTCTACGGAACCACCACTGTTAATAGTTACCATCTGTCCTTGAGGTGCACTAGTAAAGGTAAGGGTGGTGTTGGTAAAGGTGGACTTCCAACGGTCAAAGCCGTAAGAACCTGAAGCAAGATTAGATGCGCTGGTGTACCCACGTTGGTTGATTCGGAAATCACCGTTGATTATCTTGTTACGAAAACTAAACTGATTCGTTGCTAATGCAGGATAACCAGACAGGTCAGTTGTGGCAGCAGCCAAGTCAACCCATTCAGTACCTGTATATACTTTTGCTTTTTTAGCCATAATTAACCTATCAAAAATCCAGAGTATACGTTGTGGGGAGAGTCAGCGTGAAGTGATGGAGAACCATAAGCAACCATTTCCATATAGTCACCAACTGCTAAATACACAGAACAAGAACCGTGACCTTGTTTATAAGAAGCAACACTATCTCCAGAATAAGCACCACCAATTAAAGTGCTTCCATTTTTTCTAAATCTAAAATCAAAAACTGCTGCACTAGGAGGACTTAAAAATCCACAAGAAAAATAATACATTCCAGCAACAGGAGCAGTAAATCTACCAGTAGATGTATTGTAATGACCACCAACATTTGCATTTACAACTGAATTAAATGCAATAACTTGATTGTTTGTCCAAGAGCCACCAAGTTGTTGAACAGAAAATACTGGACGGTCTGGAGTCATTAAACCTTTTGAAAAGTTTGCAAGGTCTCTCGCTCTAGTCATTGTTAAACTCCTCTAACGTACGCTGCGGTAAAGTATGTTTGCGAAGCAAGTGCATACGCAGGAACGGTTGCTGTATAACTATGACCTGCAAAAATTTCAAAGTAATCAGTAGTACCATTTGCATACACTAACGAAGAAACGTATCCTCTAGGAAAGTTAATTCCACTTCCAGTTTGAGTTGCACCCAACTTAAATTCAGTACCATTCTTATAGATAAAAGGCGTAAAGATTCCAGAAGAAGCAACTGCTAAAGTTACAAGTGCAGTTATTTGATAGTAACCAGCAACAGTTGGTGTAAATCTTGACAACGTAGTATCGTAGTTATTATTTGTATCAAACTCTTCAGTTTGAAACCCAATTTTTACAGTTGCTCCCTGAGCAATATTTGTTGCAGCAGAAGCATAAGCACTAAATGTTGGACCAGTTCGTAAAGCAAACTTTGCATCAGAAACAGTTTGAGTATAAGCATCACCAATAGGTGCAGTTACAAAAGATAAAACTTCAATAGTATCTCCAGCAACTAATGCTATTAATCCTGTAATAGTATTACCAGTTGTAGCAATATAATCACTGCCACGATATTGCAATATGCCGTTTATGTAAAGTTGTTCGTATCCTGGATTGTAGGCAAGCGGTAAACCTGATACATCATTACCTGATAATGAAGTTTCTCCACCAGTTGCAATCTTGCGCCAGCGGTAGTTAAGGGATGATGTGATGCCTGGAACTTCATCATCACTATCAATCCAAATATCACCTGTTGCTGGTGAAGTAGGAGCAGTGGCTTGATATTTTACAGGTGCTAGAACAGCAGCCTGTCCCATCTCTACCCATTCACTGTTTGTATTATCCCAAACGTATCCTGGTCTAGTTGTCATTATGCAATCCTAATTAAGTAGTTAAGTGCAATGTAAGGCTGAAGGTTAGTGTGTGCTTCTGCAGCATTAGCAGCAGTATTGTTATTAATACTAATACCAGTTGTGTTAACAAAAGTTGTACCAGGAGCATTGGAACCAATAGAACCATATGCTCCAGTAAAGTTTGCTACGTTGATATTGTTCAACCAGTTTAAGTAGTGAGCGTGACCTGGGTCAGTAATACCGTGACTGTGTGCTGGTAAACCAGATTGTGCAGATGTAAGAGTTACAGACTTAGCACCACCAGTTTCACCTAGCGCATCAAACTCTGTTTGACTTGCGTCAACACCAACTATTGTACGACCCTTAAGGTTTGGTAAATTAAATGTAGTTGTACCATTACCAACACCGTAGGTAGTACCAATTACACTAAACAGTGTAGCATACGTTGTACGACTTATAGCAGTACCATCACAGATAGCCCACTTATTACTTGGAGATGCAGTACCAGCAAATGTAGTTACAGAACCAATCGGACTTGTGAATAACTCAAAGTCATTTTTGGTTAAGAAGTCATTAGTGTTTATTACAGATGCAGTTGCATCAGAGTCAATCCAGATGTCACCATTCTGTGGAGATATAGGTGCTTCAGGTTGGTACACAGCACCAGCAACAGTTGACCAAGTGGTGTCGTAGTCGGTAGATGTAGCCTTCTTTAAGAACTGACCAGTTGTACCACCCGATGCAACAGTTCCCTGAACCTTGGTCGCAGCAATAGCAGCAGTGCTCTTAATGTTTTCATCAATAATAGTATTTGCAGCAATGTCGTTACCAGTGATAGTTCCATTGGCAATCATGGTGCTAGTTACTGTTCCAGTATCAGATGTAGTTACAATTCCTGATGGAATAGAACCTGTACTAGCAGCAGTAATACGACCCTGTTGGTCTACTGTAATTTCAGATAAAGTATAAGTACCAGGAGTAACAGCAGTGTCATCTAGGTCGAGTACATTACCAGTCTTGGTAAGACCTACACCTGCCTCTAGTTGAGCAAGACCTGAAAACTGAACCCAAGTCTGACCAGAAAAACTAGTTAAGTAATGGTTGGTCTGTAGCCAAGCAGTCTGTCCATAAAGAGTACCCTCTTTAATGAACACACTAGCACCAATAAGTTCTTGGTAGGTGTCAGCATCGGTAGACCTAGTTAGGGTGTAGGTTGTGCCGTTATCTGAGTAGACATAAATGCCATTCTCAGAAGCAGTGCTCTGAGCCGTCAGGACGATTCTGTAGCCACTATCAGTAGAGTCTAGGGCAGAGTGCCCATCTATCACTAAAGTGGCTGTAGAGCCCGTCAGGGGCGAATTAGAGGTACTCAGCAGGTTGGCTGAGTCCTTCCAGGATAGACCCTCAATAGCGTTGTCTACGTAAGACTTGGTAGCAGCGTCTGTATCTGCAGAAGGTTCACCAACATTTGTTAACTTAAAGCCATTGGCATCTAAGTCAGCAACTAAGTCGGTGATGTCTAGACCGCGAGGTCCTGTATCACCAGTGTCACCCTTTTCGCCCTGGATACCTTGTTCACCTTGGATACCCTGAGGTCCAACAAATGAGTAAGAATTCCAGTAAACTCCAAGTGCTCCACCAGTAGGTGGGATAGCATCATTGTTTGCTATACAGATAAAGTAGTCACCATTGTATTCAATGATTTCATCAATTAAATATTGGTTGCTTGAAATTCTTCGTGTATCATACTTAAATCCAGGGAAACCAATTTCACCTTGAATACCCTGAATACCTTGGATACCTTCAGGTATGCTAAAGTTCAGTACCGCATCTTGTGGGGTACCAGAGTTGATTACAGAAGCGGAGGATTCCGGCTCACCTGTGGTTACGGTTCCTACAGAGATTGTAGCAGCAGTACCGGTATCACCAACTGGAATAGTAAAGTCTAGGACAGCATCAAACTCATCACCAGAGTTAACAATCTCAACATCTGTGCCTTCAGCACCAGTAGTGACAGTTCCAACTGTTACGGTAGTCTCGCGACCCTGTGGTAGTTCAAAATCAAACACAGCATCTGAGGTAGTTCCAGAATTGGTAACTGTTGCTGGTTCATCCCAAGCAACTGTAGTTACGTCTCCAACTTCAACTGTTGCTGCTGGACCTTCCGGTAATTCAAAATCAAGAATAGCATCGGTAGGAGTTCCGGAGTTAGTAACTGTAGCAGGAACACCGCTGTCAACAGTTGTAACTTCACCAATGTTAACAGTTGCAGGAGGCCCCTGAATACCTTGTGGGCCCTGGTCATTAGAGACAACAACCTGAGTATTATTGGTAGTAACTTCAACAAGAATCTCAGAGCCACCAGTTACATCAACATTATAAACTTTTTCTTCAATGATGATTTCGGTTGCCATTACTGAGTCACCTCAGCAGATACTATGAAACGACCCTCAAGGACGCGTGTTACTTCACCACCAGCCGACACAAACTCAATGTCGTATACCCAACGGCCCGCTGCAATAGCAGCCATCTTGGTGGCAGAAACGGTTACGGATACTTGACCTAGCGAATTAAGTGTAATGTCACCATTAGCAGTACTAAGGTCAAGAAATTTATTTGTAGTATTGTAATCAGCACGTACCTGCATGCGAGCACTATAGTCGCTTAGGTCCCAAGAAATGTCATCAATTTTGATTGTAAAGTTAAAATTAAAAGTAGAGCCCTGGTCTGCAACAATGTTGTATATTCCAGCCATTATATGTCACCCTTAATGTGTAAGTTGATATGTTCGTCAAGTTGCTTTTCAATCCTGTTTACACTATATGCAATATCAGGAAGGCTACGACCGCCGTTGGCCGTTGGTTGAATAGGGTAGGTCTGTTCCTTAATGAAAGCCCGAAGAGGATTAAGAATTAACCATTTCCCAAGCACTGCTATAATACCTATCGAGGTCGCTACAATGCCTAATACTTCTGCTACAGTCATGAGATTTCTTCTACCTCGTAACCATTATCAATCAGCACTTGTGCTTCCTCTTCTGAAATAGTGTAGACATTACCACCAAGGTAGTAGTTGTCAACTGCCAATAGGTCTTCATTCTGGGGCCAACGTGTCTCGTAGCATTCACCATCTACGACTAATACGGTTATGCCACGAGGCATTTCGTAGAAATCAAATAAGCGATGACCACCGATAGGTCCCTCACTTATAGTGGGTGGGCTAAAACGATACATGTTATCTCCAGATAGTTTAAGTTACCAACCCCACCCCCAGGTTGCCCTGGGGATGAGACTGATGACTTAATTAGTCAGCAATGCTTGAGTCAGACTCAATACGGTATAGGCACTCATCGCGGTAGATTGCGTGACCTAGTACGCCGTACCAACCCATTGGGCGTAGACGCATCAACTTGTCAGTCACAGGACCAACTACCATGTGTGGCTCTTCTGCCACAACTTCAGCAAGTGCTTGCTGTCCAGCGAAGAACGTTGAGTAAACGCCATCTACTGGTTCGATACGTGCAGATTCTACGAAGAATGCACCTTCGAAAGCACCGATTTCACCAGCATAGATGTTGCCAGTGTCCTGGTAGTTGTGTGGAGCACGCCATGCAGCAGCATCAGATTCAGCACGAAGGTCGTGTGAAACTTCTGGGTGAATAGCGGACCAGTACATGCTACCCTTACGATATGGAGCCTTGTTAGCGCGCAACTTAGCAACTACGTAACGAACGTCTGCAGCGGTAATAGTACCGGTAGCATCTGTGCCACCTTCTGCGAAGCGCACGTTGTCACCTTCAAGAAGAATATCCTTGACGATTTCGTCGATGCTGTCAGCCATGTTGAATGCAAGGATGTTAGCAATCGCTGGGTCTACATCTGCTAGAGAAAGCAGGTTCAACTTGCGAGTGGTAACAGTTGCATTGCCATACTCTTCTAGGGTTACAAGAACCTTATCTGGAGTATCTAGACCAACTGAGTCAACGTCAACAGTTTCCTGTAGAGTTGATGTCTTGCGAGCAAGGTCCTTGTACTTCTGTAGTACAACGGTTTCGCCTGGGTTAGTTAGGGACGATGGACGCTTATCGGCAACGGCGCGAAGCAAAGGCTGTGCACGCAGTTGGAATTCGATAAGACGGTCATACGCCTTCTGTACTAAACCGGCATCACCGGCGGTTCCACCAAGAGCCGAAGCGGCGGTGGAGTTAAAGCCAGTTGTATTAGCCATTTTTTAGTTTCCTTATGTTAGATTGATTTCGACTATTCACTGCCGAAAATCAGATTGAGAAGTTCTTCCTCGGTCTGTGCCTGATTGATACGGAGAAGGGCATCTTCTGCGCGGTCAGGTGACATAGCACCAGAGGTTACGGCATCAATCTGACGTAACGCAGCCAAGTCGGCTGAGTCAACGGCAGTCCCCGCATTAGCGGAAGGCACACCAAAGACATCTGCATAATCCTCAAGCCATGAATCAAAGTCGCTAGACTCTACATCAATGTCTTGTGGAATGAATGCTGCTACCTTTGGGCTGATGCCCTTGGATTCTAAGATGGACTTGACACTGGTATCGCGAGTTGTCTTCCGGAGTGACGTTAACTCAGATTCCAATTCTTTGATTCTCTTTGATTGTGCACGTTCAGCACGACGCAACTTCTTTACAACATCATCACCAGATGAACGCCGTGGCGTAGGTTGTTCGTCTAAATCGTCCTCAAAGTCGTCTTCGAAGTCGTCCCATTCTTGAATGTTGTTACTCATAGTAACCTATCTCCCTTTATTCATTAGTCGAATCGTAGCGACACGAGGCCATCCAGGGGCGAATGGTTCGGATACTACTACCAGTCTGATACAAGGTAAGGGCTGGTCGGTCTTACCTGATTCTAATTAGACTTGGCGTTTACGGCGCAAGCCAGTTGAAGAAGCACCAGTTCCACCTTGGAACTCTGCTCTTGCTTGAGAACGTAAACTAGTTACATTCTGCTGTGTCTTCTGAAGTACGTTCTGCTTTTCCAGTTCAGATTCTAAATCAATACCAGTCTGACCAAACTGCTTTGCAGCCTGAGTTAGACCTGATAGTTCAGAGGCAGTCTTCTGGTACCCAGCACGAGCGCTGGAGCGCTCTACGCCCATCTTGAATAGTTCTTCAGCATCAATCTTGTTCTTTAATCCAAACTCAGATGCAGAGGCACGAACGCCAGCAATGTCAATCTTTTTCTTAAGTTCGTCTGCACCATCTGGTCCGGTAAGTAATGCCTTAGCCAGGTCGGTACGACCAATTGTAGGGAAGTTCTGCTTTAGTTCTGACTTCAAGTATTCATCAGCATTATCAATAGCGTAGAACGCCTTTGATAGTCGCTCTTCTACTTCTACAGCATCAACATCTCCACCAATAATATCAGCGATGTTAGCGTTGTTCCCAAGTTCATTTAGACCGTACTTCTGGAACTGCTTCTTAATGCTCTTTGACATCTCTGCATAATCAGCAACATTTGGAATGTATGCAACATTATATCCAGCAGCCTTACGAGCCTTTAATTTAGCAATACCAGCAAAGCGGTCCTTGTATGCCTGTGGGGCATTCTCGTCAGATAGCAATACATCTGGTATCTGGTCGTCTGTCATTCCCATGTTGTAGTATTTCTGAGAAGCATTGTAAAGCGATAGCAGCCACGGGGCTTCTGAATCAATGTTTTCAAAAAAGTTAGAGAACTGCTGACGAAATACTTCGTAGGCGGGTATTCTTGTTTCTTCAGCCATTATGCACCAAATCCAAACGCTTTAGCAAAAGATGAACCAAGATTCTTTGCTTCCTGTTGAGCCATTGTGCTGTACTGGAAACGAGTATCTCCACGTAGGTCAGCACGAAATTCATTGATAGTCTTGGTGTAAGGCTTGCCATCTTTGGTGGTAGCAGTTAGCGCCTTAGCCAATGTATTATCTGTAAGTGATATATTCTTTGGGTTAATGTCTAGCATTGTAGCCATAGTTTCAATGTAATCAGAGGCGGCATCACGAACAGTTAGTGTTGGGTCTTGAGTTAAACGCTCTGCTAGACCACCGTATAGGGAAATAGCACGTTTACGGAATGATTCTTTCTGTGCATTTTCGTCAGTCTTTCCCATAATAATATCTAGGGAGGTTCCAATTGCACTGCCATCTGTAAGCGTAATACCCATGTCGGCAGCGTAGGTCTTTAGGTTGTTAATTGTCTGTCCAGCAATACCGCCAATTTCTTGGCCTTCTTGAATGTACTGCTTGGCTAGACCAACTGTAAACTCGTAAAGAAACGCATTGTTGTCAAATGCAAAACTAGTGCTTTTACTTCTGCTAGATGAGGAATCTGAACTACTACCGACGGTATTTCCAGCAGCATCTACCCCACTTGTTGACCTACCACCGCCACTACTCTTACTTGAACTTGTGCTAGCATACTTCTTCTCAGCCTTGTTAAGGGCCTTGTAGTAGGCATTCTTTTCTTTGGCAGTAGCACGACGACCAAACATAGCAATCATTTGCTGGTCTAGTTGAGTAAATGCAGACTCTTTTGGGGTAATATTAAATGACTTACCACGACTAGAACTACTTGAACTGCTAGTGAAAGATGATGTAGTTCCAGCGGTTCCACCAGCAACAGTACCACTCTGTGTTGCTATAGCAGCATTATTTGCTGCAGGACCGGTATTCTCGCCTGCCATTATTTAACTCCATTAAGTAGTGGTGAATCAACAATATTTAACTCGTCCTGAGACAAGTAACGTGTGTACATTTGTTCAAACTCTGGATTCTGAGTTATGATGTACTCTGCCATACGGTCACGCCAGTCGGCAAATCTCTGGTTAGCCTTAGTATCAAGACCTTCAGTACCAGTTAATGCGCGATTCTTTTCTAGTTCGGCAATGATGGTTTCACGACCCTCAAGATACATCTGCAATCCCTTGATTGCCTTGTTTTGGCTACCAACGGTTGACATGAACTTCTCGTCTTTTGTAAAGTACAAGGCTAGTTCAATGAACTTGTCACTCTTTTGAAGTGTAATTCGGTTCTCTCTTGTATCCCAAATAGGGTACTGAGTTCCAACGTAATCAGCAAGTCGTTCTTTCCATGGGCTGTAGTATGCTCTGTAAGCAGCACTGCCCTTCTTAATGCCGTTTTTTTCCGCATCCTTTTCAATGTACTCTAAGTTATCGAAGTAGGTTGCCCAACCGGCGGACATCTGTGCTCGTCGTTCTGCATCTTCAGGAGACATGTTACGGGACTTTAGCGGTTCACCGTTAATCTCAATACTGTAAAGCAAGTCATCAGCAATAGGGCTGTAGTTTACATCATCACCAGGGATGTTAAAGAGTTCTCCAATGAATGGATTGTCTTCGTACAGTTGTGCTGCTTTACTTAGCGAGTCAGAATTTTTCTGTACACCCTTTACGGTCTGAGTATTGCTAATCAAACCAAAACGATTATCTGAAGTAGATGAACGAAGGGTGGAAACTAATCCACTAGCAAACATAACACCTTGTTCATCAAGTTCACTTACTAACTTAACTGAACCTTCAGAGTAACCCAATTCGTTTTGGTACTTAGTCAAACGACGATTCAGGTCCATCATCTGTGAGTCCTGAGTCTTACCAGCAACGACTGGTCCAACAAAAGATGATGCCGCTTCAGCCATTAACGCTCGTCTAGCAATGCTTTCGGCTCTTGCCTTAATAACGTCTGGGTCAAGTGGCTCGTCATCCATAATCATCTCAGTAACAACTTGGTCGCGAGCAGCGTCTAATCTTGCAACCCAACGCTGTTGTACCTGAGGAACTACTTGCTCAATAATTGGCAATGAACCAGTCATTCCATATGTTGCTGCTAAAGCAGATATGGTTGCAGAGTTAAATGGAATAGCAGCACTTTGAACGTTGCTTAGTAAACTACGTCCATATCCCTTTTCATAGAAAGGAAGAATGTGTTTGCTTGAAAATTCATCAAATGTAATTCCAAAGTTATCCTGCATGAAAGCATCAACTTCAGTGTTCTTTGCAGCAGCCTTAATTCCCTCTGTTGCAATAACCTCACCAACAGGTCCACCGAATGTAGGAATAACAGGAATCTGCCCCTGAGTAATTACATCAAATCCTGTAGGATTAATTGTAATGGTATCTCTACCAACAACACCGCGAAGCCAAGCAGAATTCAAAACAATGTTTTGCTTTCCAGTTTCCTTGCCCCATGGAGTTCCCTCTTCTACAAGATTACCTTCTTCGTCATATACATAACCGGAACGGAATGGTGCATTGTAAGCCTTTGCCAGCATGTATGCTATTTCAGGATTACGTGCAGTAGTTCCAAGCCAAAAACGACTGGAGTTCTGGTGTGCCATGTAGAATGGTGTTAAGAAGCGAAGCAATTTTCCAGGGCTAGTAAAGCGCTCAACAGAATACAGTCTCTGCATTAGTTCTTTGTACGCTCTGTTGGTGGCACCAGTTTTAATGCGGTCAGCATTTGCTTCAACATAAGCACGAACTGATTCATCAGTTGCACCAGGAACCTTGCGGGCTTCTGCTTCGTATTTACGTGCTAGTTTTTTTGCTTCGGCATCATGCACCATGCTAAAGAATGGATGACGTACAAGTCTATCTTCTGGCATAGTTCCAATAACATTGAATACACCAGATACAGCATTCTTGTAAAGATTAGTAAATCTCTTATCCTGAAGTTCTACACCAGTAACAACCTCAAAGCGGTCACGAATGTGAATCTTTGCCGACTCTTCTGGAGTCATTCCATCAATAGCAATCTTATGGATGTTGCCATAGGCAACTCCAGGAACGCTACTTGTCGTTGGAAGGTATTGTTCAATCTGTGCGTATGTTACGTCAAGTTGGTTTTGGAATGTGAAAGAAGTATCCATAGACCTTGACATACCGGTCATGTTTTCTTTTACTTCACGCTTCCATGCAACTGCTTCTGGGTCACTTGAGTCTAACCACTTGCCAGCATCGTCAAGAGCCTTCTGAGGTGACTTACCCTCTGCAAGGCCTTCAATAATTTTACGTGCTGCAGCATCCTTCATTAGAACGTTGTTTACGTAGTCAGAGTGTCCATTAGCCCAACGAACATCCGCACCGTCAACTGGACGAACTGCATGTCCTGCGTTAAGTGCACCGTGACCAGTTACGTTTCGTTCATCAGCAAGAACACGAGTTGAGGAGACTTTAGAACTGGATGCATTGCGAACCATTTCTCCGCCTTCGCCAGAAAAGGCTCGGCCAATAAATACTCCAGGTATAATTTCAACTTGCTCTTCACCGCTATAAGATTTACGAATCTTACCAGTAGGTGCAATCTTTCCACCAAGAGTTGATAGTTCTCCCTGCATATCTGCACGACTAACTAGCAGGTCAATTGTCTTGTCTGCGTGAACGTTAATTCTACCTAGGGCAAACTTTGCGTTTTCAAGAGCAAATTCTACAGTCTGAGCACCGTTAGCGTTTTTTGTACTTAGTACGGAAAAAGCCTTGTCAGCATCATCGCGGAACTTTGTAAGCGCATTGACAATCTCTAAAGAGTCAGAGCGAGTTGCAACACTTGCTGCTTCGCTGTACTTACCACTGGTAAATAATCTAATAAATTCATTTCCGGCTTCTGAGCCGTAATCACCTTCACCAGAAAGTAATGGCTTAATTAATTCACGCATTGACTTTACAACGTCATCTGCTTCTTTAATTCCAGAACTCTTATATGTGCGTAAAGCACTTATCTGGTCTTTAACGATTATTGTAGAAAGAGCCAAACCATCTGCGTCCTTGATGAGTTCTTTATTTGCCTCATCAATCATAATGCGCTTTACATTAAATGCAAGTTTTGTTCCACTTGTAGTAGGAACTATTTGCTTACGAATAATGCCTTGCTCTTTGCGAAGGATTTCTGACTTAGCATTAAATTCATCAGAAGCCTTTTTACCGCTTCTTCTGTATTCGCGATTACCTAATCCACGAGCAATTGTTCCTGGGTCGCGACGACCCTGCCACATATCAACCCAGCCATAACCATAGTAACTTGAGTAGTCAATCATTGACGCTACAGTACGAAGGTAACCTTCAGCAACGTTACGAGTTGTATACTTAAAACTTAGAAGAGTAAATGGCTTCCATGCGTAAGTGTAGAACTTGTCTAGACTATCGATAGCAACGTCATATGAAGTACGTACGCCGGGCTTAAGAATATCGGAGTAAAGTGAAAGAGCACCGTTTCTGCCTTCTAGGGCAGCACGTTCTGCTGTCTGCATAATACGACGGACTTCTTGTGCGTCAAGACCATCTTCAAGAATACCGTTAATAACGTTTCTTAGAAGTTGTGGATTCTCGGCCATGATTCTATCAAAGAACTTTAAGTCAACACTAAAGTGAATTCCAGGAACTTGAGTTTCAGTTAACTGGTTATTCATTAGTGCACGCTTTACGGCATCAAAATCTTCTGTTCTTACGGGACGACCTGCTTCTACAGCACGTTGTTCTGCAAGAGTTTTAATTGCTTTGTCCATGACAAGGTGAGCCTGCGGTGAGCCACCGTTTGCTTCATCTACAACAGTGTACTTATTCTCTAATAAACTTTTAATCTCACGAGACTTGGCGCGGTTAGTTGACTGAATCAACTCGCGGGCAAATACTTCTGCTGCTTCTCTTTGAGTGGCGTTAAGAAGTCCAAGTTCTGAACCGTAATGCTTTTGAAGCAAGGACTCAATGCCTTCATCTTGAAGGTTGTCAAGGAAGTAGAAACGCTCGGACTTGCTTGTAAGGCGACGATACATGTTGGACTTTTCCTGCATCCAAACTTTGTCTTTACCTGCAAGTTTTCCAATCTGGGAGATTCGAGAATCTGCTTCCAAAAATGAACGCTCTCCAGCAGCCCCACCTAGGTGTGCTAGTCCGGAAGGTACTTCACGTAATTGCTGATTTGGGCTAACCCACATGGCAGCACGTACGCCAAAGGTTTTCATGTTATTTGCTTTAGCAACTTCACGAGCCAAAGAGAACTTTTTCATTGGGTCAACATCTAGGAAAATGCCGTCACTTTGACGTTCGGCTATACCAGTACGTACGCGTTCAATGTAAGAGTACTTGGACCAAGTTGATGTTACACCAAAGTCCTGCTCTACAACAGGCTTAAATGCTTCACGCTTAAGTAAAAGTTGTTCTTTTTCCTCGAGCATTTTTTCTTTTGCAAGAGCAACCTTGTCTTTAGCCTCAATGTTCTTTAGACGGTTATCTGGTGACATTTTGATTTTAGAGTCAAGCAACTTACCAATTGCTGCTTCTTCGTCCATAATCTGTTGTGTCTTACCAGTGTTGTCAAGCAATAACTCATATACTTCTTCGTACTGAGTCTTAACCTTTTCAAGGCTTGGCTTATGGCCAATAGAGGCCTTAATGACATCACCCATGGCCTGACGACCACCAAGTTTTTGCGCATCTGAAAGCATAATAGCATAACGTGATGGATTACTAGAGCCTGCAGCCAAAGGCATGGCCTGAATGGCAGCGATATTCTCTGGGTCTTTTTCAACCAACTTAAAAATCTGTGCAGCAGCGGTATCTGATGCTTCATTGGTTACTGCTTCGTCAATTTCTGATACTAAAGCGTCTGTACGACCAAACTTACTGCCCGCTTCACGTGTAAACTGGCTGCGTTTGATGGTTTTGAATGCTTTACCACCAAATAAACCTACTGGGTCTAGGATATTGAATCCTAAATCAGCAAAACCAGACCAGAACTGTGCAGAACCAGAGGTAAAGTAGTCATTTACCTGCTTAGAGTCAGCCCAATCAATCTTATCGGTGCCCTGTTCTCCAGTAAAGTTCCAGTCTCCAATAAGACCCACTAATGCGCGACCAGGAGATACGCTACGACGCCACTCTTCTTCGCCTTCAACGGTCTCTTTGGCTAGCATAAAGCCTTCGTTCATCTGTTCTACAAACGAAAGTTCTTTATTCTGCTCACGATAGTTGCTGTTAAGTTGTAATAGAACTGATGTTAAGCCTGGGGCAACATAGTCACGGTAAGGTATTGCTAATTTAGACAGAGTTGTAAGTGCTGGAGTAATGTCTTCAGCAAAGTTCTGTCCGGTATCACTACCAAAGAAACTCTCTACCTTACCACCCACATAGTCTTTGGCTTGCTCAAAAGGATTATCTGGGTTGTCAACCATAGATTGCACTGCATCAAAAGGATTAGCCATTAGTCACCAATCTTCTGATTATTGTTAAGCGAAACTAGTTCGTTAATGAATTGATTGCGGTCTTCGTCACTCTGCCAGTCAATTGAAGCAAACCCAAAAACAATGTCTGGGTGTTGAGTTCCTAGCACGTTAGTGAATGCCGCAATGTGATTCACTAGGCTCATTAACTATTCCTTGCTTGAGAGAGGACTGATTTCCAAAATGCGATGTATCCAGGCGATTGCCCATCTTGGGCTGCCTGAGTATCTAACTGGTCTTTGTATGCTTTAATCATTGCAAAGCGGTCTGGCACTTCAGGCTCTGGTGTCATACCAGGACCTGTCATGTAGCCATTAGTTACTGGTGTGCCAGGATTCTGAGTTGGCGCGTTAATAGGTAGAATAGGTGAAGCCATGCTGGCTTCTCTTACCTGAGCCGCACTAGGACCTTGAGGTCGTGCACCTGCAAGAGATGCTCCTTGAGTTGAGCGCGCTGTCTCTGCAGAGTATCCATACTCACCATTTGATGGTATGTCGCGCATTGCTTGTTTAGTTCCAGCCATTCCATCAGTCCTATTTCCAGAACGAGGGTTTGAAACTGCAGCACGTTTTTCGTTTGATGGTGCGCGGTATCCTCCACGTCCAGCCATGTTACTCTCCTCGTCTTACTATCTGGATTGGTCCTCCAGAGTTAATGTCAAGTTTAATAGCAATCTTCATTGCTTTTTCAATGGTTGCTCCCGCAAGGAGCGCTCCGGTTGCCCAGTTTCCACCAGTACCGATAGAGTACGTATTAGTATTCGTACGTAGGACTGAATAATCTTCACAAACATAAAATAACTTATTCTGTAATCCAACGATGAAGACTGCACCTTCATCATCTTTAAGCGTATACCCAGTCTCTTCATGCGCCCTGCGCATTGCTGGTACGAACTTAGAAACCATGAACTTGTATAGGTCTGTTCCGTCGTACGCTGGGGGTTCCCATCCGTAGGTTATGATGTCGCAAAAGCGACTAACACCTGCTCCAGCAATAACATACTCACCAACTTCAGTGATTTTCTTTATGTCTTTGCTTACCCAGGCTCTTTCACCTTCAGTGGTTTGACTGTCTGCCGCAAGCGTAAAACCTTTACGGTGTTGTACGCCTACGATAGTTGTCATGTTATCCGCCCATTGCTGAAAGAATTGATGCTATGTCAGCCGGTGGCTGCTCTGCTTGAGGTGGTCCTGCTTGTTCTTCAGTTGCTGGACCAGGAGGTGCTTGCTCTGGAGCGACGCCTCCACCCATTGCTGCTAGCATTTGGTCTGCTGGCATAGGTGGTTCTGGCATTGCTTCCTGTGGAGCAGGCTCTGGTGGTGCGAACGATTCAAGAACTGCATCTTCAATATCCTTGCCACGACGACGGGCTTCAATAACCATAGCCATCTTATTAATGATGTCCGATGGGTCTTGTCCCTGTGCAGCCATGCTTGGAATTGCTTGTGCTGTTGCAGCAAGTGAACCAGCGAGTGAATCTCGCATACGCTCTACGTCAATCTTTTCCTGCTCTGCAGAAACGTTCATTGACCAAGGTAGTTCGCGCATTACAAAGTCACGAGAAGCCAAGTTAGCCTGTAGTGCTTGTAGTGCAAAGATTAGTGCCCGGTTAGGGTCAAGTCCAGCCATTAGGCCGTAACGTGCCTGAACCGTGTAATCGCCACGAATATCTTTTGATGTATCGTATTCGATTTCGTATGGTGTTCCAGTCTGGGAGCCAGTGATTTTCTTGACTCCAGCAAAAAGGCGTTCGTCCATTTCGAAGCATAGGCCTATTACATCTTCAAACAGTTCCTGAAGAATCTGCTGACCGGCCTTAACTTGCGTATCGAACCCACCGAGAAGTGCCTGTACGCCTGAACCAGTAATGATGCTTGCATCAATCTGGCCGGAACGGCCTTCAGGGTATCGCGCACCCATGCGCATTTCGGCTTCCAGAACAGACTGTTCTTGGAAAGCGCCGGACGGTAGTTCTAAGCCTACTCGTCGGATACCTTGTGGGTTGGACGAACGTAAGATTGCGTCTGGTCCAAAGGCAAATTCCTGAACGTCCTGAGGAACAGCAAACGGAGCATTAACTGACTTCTCCGCAGCATCCATGGCGAGCCATGCAAATCGTGCGCGAGCAAGTTGCGGGTAAATAACATCATCAAACTGTCCACGTGGGTCGTCAGGGTCAATGCCTGGACGACGTGCTACTAGAGTTGTTACCTTGCCTAGCGGATTAGCCGCTTTCTTTAGGGCAAGGTTATCCTTCTCTGGAAGGAAAAGCAAGATTTGGTCGCGGTCTTCGTAACGGATTAATTCCAACTGCTGGTTCATATCCGTGTTCTCGCGGCCACGACGACCGAGTATTTGCGATTCGTATTCAGGGAACTCAACAATGAGTTCACGAACACTCTTTAAGTATCGCTTAGTAAATGACACGATTCGTCCGTGGCGGTCAAACTCTGGGTAAGCACCTAGTGGGTTTTCCACACGAATACGTGGCATAAAGGTTTCAAAGTCAGGTTCTACAGTAATCGGCAAGAAACCATAGGTTAGATACCAATCAGCACCATAGTACATTTGGCTTTGAAGTTTAGAGGACTGTACATAGTGATTAGCAATAATGCTCTTCTTGTCAGCACGTGCCTTAGCACGTTCGTTATCTGACTTTACTGTTGCACAGTTAAAGGAAGGAAGTGGGGCTAGAACTTCTGAGATATCGCGAGCAGCGACGTCAATGAAGTTAGCAATCATGGATTGGGAAGCACCATCTGGGAACATGTCTGGTGCAATGTTAGAAAGATTACCACGGCGTACGTCAAGGACATCTGCCATGCGTTGGTCACGAATAGCATAGCGCTGCTTAAGCGCTTCTACCTTATCCGAAACTTGCATTACTGATAGCATAAATATCCTTTTACATGTAAATGACGTGTTGTTCCGCGTAAGCGTCGTCAAGATTTACCACTCCACGTCGGGCTTCTTGCCCACGTGTTATGAAACGGTTTTGTCCGAAATAACTCATATTGTTGTTAGAGCGAACAACTTCTTGCGCTTTAATCTCACAGAACCATAGCGCCATAACTAAGTCAGTAGCACCCTTGGTGTCTGCTGACCACGTTATTAGTTGGTTAATAAGTGCCTTAGTGTGCTCGTTGGTATTGTCTGGGAGTTCAAGCAGGTTGTCGTTCTGGAACTTTCCATCTCGGATTGTACCCATAAGGTTAGACATGGCTGCCACGCCGAAACCAACGTCCCATTTATTCTTTCCTGTAAACTGTTCAGCAAGTCTGGTACCTCGGTTGGCAAGCCAGTGTCGTAGGTCTTCGTCAAGTGAGAACGCTTTCTGGAAGGCATTGATTTCAATGCGTAACTCCATAGGGCGGTATCGCTCTACGAAGTCTTCGATTAAGGAACGAATTTTTCGGGGTGTAGGGTCTGACATGTTGTAGCAGTCAAGTACCATACGGTGGCCAGTCTCTCGCTCCACAGCATAAACAACTGCTGCGGTCTTACCGGACATGGCTGGGTCAAGACCCATAATGGTTACCCAGTTACCACCGGCCGGGTGGCCAGGGGCATTTCGATTAAGTGGCCCAGGTTTCCGCATTCGGTTGATGCAACCGTTGACCACCATGGGTGGGAATACTGCGTCTTCTTCAACGTCTTGCTGTTGATATACCAGAGCCCAAGTTGAGGAGGACACTTCGCCACGTCGGCGATAAAGTTCGGGTCCATCCCATTTGGGGTAATGCCCATTCTCGTCAGGCTCAACATCTTCGTCACCATCCCAGGGACGGTCCGACTTAGGCCAGAGGGTGACCCAGTTCTTAGGGTCATCCGCAAACTCCAGTACCGCTGGCATTGCGAGATAAGTAAACGGGGATTCGCCTTGTGCCCAATGGTCCTCGTTGCGGAGTTCCTTGTACAGGTCAATAGAGGAGACGCGTGTTCCGGCGACAATTAGTTTACCATTCTTACCCAGACGGGTAATAACCATCTTCTGCAACCAGTTAAGTTGCTTTTCCCATTCATGGGCGTTAGTAGTACCAACAACGTCATCAAGGATGATGAGGTCGGCGCGAGTACCGTAAATCTGCTGGCCGATACCCAATGCCTGTACGGTTGGGTCCTTTTCACCAGATGAGCGTTCTAGATAGATTCTATCCTGTGTCCATTGGTCCGCGGTGGCTTTATAGCCGCCTGCTGGTCCATACACCTGCTGCATCTTAAGCCAGGCTTCCTCAGTTAATCTTTGCTTGACTGAGTACAAGAATTCCTTGGCGCGCGTCTGAGTCTGAGAAACGAACACGATGCGGATATTTGGGTCCATGGCTATGCGGTAGGTGGCATAGTTAACCGTGAGAACGGTGGACTTGGCATGCTCGGGGGGTACGTTTACTAACAGGCGATTTGGGTTGCCGGTCATGTACGTCATTGAGTCATGGAGCCAGGAAGGCTCTTTTCCTTCTAGAACGTCAATCCAAGACTGGTGGTGCGGGAAGACCTCAATGTTGAGGAATTCCTTAGAGAAGGTCGCGAAGTCAATCTTTTTGTCGGAGGCTACATGCAGAGACGAGGTTACCGTCTGAGCGCCAAGCGAGGACGCCTCATCTAGTTTCTGAGAAAACTTTGGGTCCTTGAGCCATGAGCGAAGGACTTCCTTCTTGCGGCCTACGTTATTGAGCGCGGCCTCCACAGGGATTCCCTCGGAGACTAGTTTCAAGACAGAGGCTTGGTCCTGGGCTAATTTAACCCGTGTATGGTGTAGGTCCCCACCTTTTGCACCCATGTCAACATCCAATCAAAACAACAAACAAAACATAATACAAAAGGACCGCGCAAAGCGGTCCGTTATACTAAATAACTATACACATATACTAACCCCATTAGAGAACTACCCGTAACGCATAGTTACGAAAAAAATATAAAATATTTTTACAGAGACCAGGGGCAGGGGCAGAAAACCCAAACAACTCAAGAAAATCTAAACCAGAGTAATTATATATACCTTGGCCCCTGTCTTTAAGAGTGGGTAGTCAAAGAATAAAATTATGTTGCCTATCGGCAACGATTGTGTTGCGTTTTCGCAACGGGGGTGGGGTAGGGGTAGGTGATTGGTTGCATTAAATAAATAATAAACAAATGTTTATGTATGACTGTCTGCTCAATACATTGTGAGACATTGTGCGACGTGTTGATAGTTGCGACATAACAACAACTAACAACAACTAACGGGAACTAATGACCGCATGAATCGTTAATGACAATTAGTAACGCGTTGCAATCTAACAACATGACAACAAC